AGAAATATAAAAATGGCAAGATTTTTCTATCGAGATGTGTTTAATCAAGAGCATATAATAAATTTCAAAAATGGATTTTTTGATGTGGTTGATGGAGAACTGATACCGCACTCGATGGATATTATAAGCACAATACAGCTTCCGTTTTCCTATGATCCAAAAGCCGAATGTCCGCTTTTTTTAAAAGTTGTGAATGAATCCCTTGAGAATGACTTTGAAAAAATTATGATTTTGCAGGAATTTTTTGGGTATTGTCTGACAAGTAATACAGAGAGGGAGCGGGCGTTGTTTATCGTTGGCGCGGCGTGTTCTGGGAAGTCTACGGTTTTAGAGGCGATTAAGGCGACTTTGGGCGAGGAAAATTGTTCATGTGTGCGCATGGACATGCTAACTGATTGCCGGTTTACAGGAAATTTGATTGATAAATACGCCAACATTGATACCGAAATCCCGCAGAATATGGAAAATTATGAAGATGCCCTTAAAAAGATTATTTCAGGAGAGAGTATTACTATAAATACCAAGTTTATCCCAACATACGAAGCCAAGCCCTCTTGTAAGCTCATCTTTGCCGCAAACGACCTGCCCCGCATAAGCGATACCTCTGACGCGGTATTTAGGCGTATTCTCCTCTTGTATTTCAATAACGTGGTGGCAAAAGAGAATATTGACTACGAATTGAAAGCAAAAATCAAGGCAAATGAGTGTCCTGGCATATTTAATTGGGCGTTTGAAGGGTTGAAGCGATTAAGGAAAAACAAAGAATTCACCTATTCAAAGACTATGGTTGAGCAGGTCGAGGAGTTGAAATTACAGAATAACAGCGTTTATTTCTTTATCAATGAGAATTATGAGGTCACAGGCGATGTCAATGATTTGATAATAGCTGACGAAATTTATGACGAATACAAGGCGTTTTGTGGGAAGGTTGGGGCAAAAGGGATATTTAAGAGCAATATCTTTGCGAAAGAAGCGAAGAAATGTTTTGTTAAAAAGATTGAAGGAACGACAAAAAGAATTAATGGTGTTCCAAAAAGAGTATGGACAGGGTTAAGGAAACAAGGCACGATAGATTTATCAAAAGGGGAAACGATAAAATGGGACGAGTAGCAGAACGGAATCAATCAGTAGACGACATCCTTTTTGAAATGAAGTGCATGGCGTTTTTTCAAGATTGCGCCAAAGAATACCACAATTCTCAACTTGGGTTTATGTTTATGGATTTGCATAAATTGACAAAAGGACATTTTCTGCGGTTGGTACGTAGGCATGAAAAAGATTTTGGAGAGAAATTGGATATTAAAATGATGAGGGGGTTGCAGTGAGACATCCAGGCGTCGAGCGAAGGAAAAAATTTAAAGACGAAATGAAGGCGTTTCCGTTATTAGTGAAAGTCATGAAGGGGGAAAAAGTGGAAATAAGAAAAATACGGAAGAAAGAAACGAAGCCGAGAGAACAGCCGGAGCGTGAGTTACGAAATGCGGTGATTAAAGAATTGCGAAAACATGGCGTTAAGGTTATGAGGATTGAAAACAGCATCACAGGCCGACGAAATACGGGTATTCCAGACTTGTGGGTTGTGAATGTATTAAAAAACAAAGCTGGGTTTATGGAATTGAAAGCTGACAAGGGCGTTTTATCAGATAACCAAAGGATATTTAGAGAAGACTGCCAGCGGTGTAATGTCAATCATTGGGTTATCAAGTCGGTTGTTGATGCGATGGAGGCGGTTAGATGAGTAATTTTTTAATCAAGATTCTTCTTGTTGAATACATTATTATAATGGCGGTCTGTATTTTTGAAAAGAATTGGGCGAGGGTTTTGTATTGGTTTGGCGCATCGTTACTTCAGGTTTCAATACTTTGGGGGATGAGATAAATTAATATTATAATATTCAAAGAATAGAAAGGAAAATAAAATGGCACTTCAAAAGGCTATGGTATCAAGTAAAAGCAATGAATGGGCAACACCACAGGAATTATTTGATAATCTAAATAAAGAATTTAATTTTTTATTAGATGTTGCTGCAACAAAAGAAAATGCAAAATGCAAAAAATTTTATACTTTAGAAAATAGCGGTCTTGATAAAGATTGGGAAAACTCAAACTTTATGAATCCACCATACGGTGGTAATACTGGAAAATGGATAAAAAAAGCATATCAAGAAAGCCTAAAAGGCAGAACAACCGTTTGTTTAATCGTAAGTTCAACTGACAGAAGTTATTGGCATGAATATATATTCCCATTTGCTTCACAAATAAGATTTATAAGGGGAAGATTACACTTTAATAATAGTAAATCTTCTGCTCCATTTGCTTCTGCGATTATTATTTTTTCTCCACAAAAATATGAAAATAAAATATTATTACTTGATTTTAGTAAAAAATATCTGCTAGGCGCATAATGAACGCTTCCGAAATATTCAAGTGTGTTGAAAGCCGTGAACGAATAAAAATGGCACTTGATATTTTTGGCGGAACAATTACAAGATTTCTCGACGAGGATTATAATATTGTATATGAAAACAGGATGGTGTTCAAAGATTCTATTTGACATATAGTTTTACCTATGGTATAGTTTATACAGATAAACATATACCAACAGGAGGGGGCGGAAATGGAAAATGAAATTCAAATTACTAAACACGCATTGCCGATTGAACTAATACAGGCGGCAATCACACAGGGGTCAAACCTTGAGCAGTTGGAGAAGTTGCTTTCACTCCAAGAACGATGGGAACAGAACGAAGCCAAGAAAGCATATAACAAAGCAATGGCGGCGTTTAAAGCAAACCCACCAAAGATTGACAAAGACCGTCATGTTGGATATTCCACAGCTAAGGGGAAAACTTCATACAGCCACGCTTCTCTATATAATGTGGTTGATAAGATTACAGCGGAGTTGAGCAAATATGGGCTTTCTTCTTCTTGGAGAACAGAGCAGACAAACAATCAAATAAAAGTGTCTTGTAGGATTTCACATGAGCTGGGGCATTTCGAAGAGACTTCATTGACTGCTGATGCGGATAATACTGGATCAAAGAATTCCATTCAGGCTATCGGAAGCACAGTTACATATTTACAACGCTACTCCCTACTTTCTTTAACAGGTCTTGCGACATACGATCAAGACAATGACGGACAGTTGCCAGAGGATAAAATTGATGAAAACAAGGTAAAAATCCTAAATGACCTAATCAAAGAGTTGGAAGTCGATTTGCCAAAGTTCCTTGAATACATGGCAGTCGAAAAGGTAGAGGATATTCCTGCATCAGCGTTTGCAAAGGCAAAGATGGCGTTGGAAGCCAAGCGAAGGGGGAAGAAATGAAGATAATCCAATGTGAACAACAGACGCCTGAATGGTATCAAGTCCGTTGTGGAATCCCAAGTGCCAGCAATTTTGATAAAATCGTCACTACAAAAGGCGAGCCATCCAAACAGGCAGAGAAGTATATGTTCAAACTTGCCGGAGAACGCATCACGGGAATACAGGAAGAAATGTTTCAGAACGCCGCAATGGTTCGTGGGTGTGAACTTGAGGCAGAGGCACGATCTTTCTACGAGTTGACTAATGACGCCAAAGTCGAGCAAGTCGGGTTTTGCCTGACAGATGATGGGAAAGTGGGCTGTAGCCCTGATGGATTGATTGGAGATGATGGGTTAATCGAGATTAAATGTCCGTCTATGGCTGTTCATGTTGGGTATTTGCTTGATGGTGTTGTGCCAACAGATTACTTTCAGCAAACCCAGGGGCAGTTGTTCGTGACAGGTCGAAAATGGCTCGACTTCATTTCGTATTATCCTGCCATGCGCCCTTTGTTGGTAAGGGTCGAGAGGGATGAGGGGTTTATTAAGAAGTTAGAAGCAGAGTTGAAGCAGTTTTGTGAAAGGTTAGAAGAAATCGTTAATAAAATCAAATAGGAGAGAAAACAATGGTCAAAAGAACAATGAATTTGCCAAATGACGAACCAGAACAGAGAAAGTTTGAGTTGCCAAGCGAGGGCGAACACCAGTTTCAGATTGTGGATTTATGGACAGACAAGACGGATGATAACATCATCATCGTTAAATTGGAAGTATCTGAAGGAGAGGAGTTGGGGCGTAGTATCTTACACAGGATAAATTTGGATAGCGAATGGAAAGGTTTTTTCCTAACCCGTCTTTTTCTGAAAGCCATCGGAGAGCCATATAAGGGCGAAGTTGAAGTAGAACCAGATAATTGGATTGGTCGTGTTTTCTACGCCACAATCATTCACAACGTCGGAAACAACGGCAAAACCTACGCCAATATCGACCAGTTTAATTTTGATAAGGTTATTGAGCAGGTGGATTTATCAAAAAAAGATGATGGTAAAATCCCTGAAGAGATTGCCTGGGATGAAAAATAAGGAGAAAAAATGGAAGTCAAATTAAATTATTTGAAGTGTAGCAACTGCCAACACACATGGTTGCCACGCCAAAAGGTGGTATACATTTGTCCAAAATGTAAGGTTTACACTTGGAATAAAGAACGACCATTGGGGAAACATGGAAAGCGAAATATATCTAAACAGCCTGATGCTTGAGGACAAATACACCAAAGAACCTACTGTTTGGGAGACCGCACAGACGTTTTCAGACAGTAGGCGAATGGTGATGCGGTTGGTGTATGACCTTGAGCAAGAGTTAAAAGTATATGATGAATGGATTGAGAAACATCCGTTCAATGAAATGTTTAAAAAAATAGACACACGATACATTCGAGTACAGGATTTACGAAAGTTTTTGAATTTCACAAAGCCAAGCGTCAAGGGCAGAATTGACCGTTCGGATATTGAACGGGCGAAGGGTGTGCCGATACAGGAGTTGTATGATTTCAACGTCGCTCATGAGACATTAAGAAGAACACTGGTTATGTGTCCTCTACATAATGAAAAAACAGCGTCTATGTTTATTTATAAAGACAATAACTCATTCTATTGTTATGGCTGCCACTGTGGAGGCGATTCAATATCATTCATTATGAAATTACATGGTATAGATTTCATATCAGCAATCAAAAAACTAGGGGGACGAAATGACTAAAGTAATCGAATTGTCAAAAATGACAATTATTCGTAACGACGAAGAAATAGAGGTTGATATAGAAGGGTACATTCACTTCTATATTGATTACCGGTACGGCGAAAACGCTGATTATAAATATGGCGAATCACGGATGTTTATCGAAAATGTGACTGATGTTGTCGCCTATGACCCTATTGACAGTAAAGAGATTGAATTGACTGAAGAAGAAACAGAGAAGGCCAGCTATATTTTAGGGCAGAAAGTGCTGGAGGGATAAATGGACACTCACACGATGCTAACAGAGGCGGATTACAGATGGACTATTTCAAAAGACCGTTGGAAATCGAAGAAAAAGCCGTATTGGATAAAGCTATTTTTTAATGGTGTGGCGTGGGATATTTGTCTGCGTGGAAGGAATAAATTTCTTTTAAAGGGCGGATTTTACGAAGACAAGAGAGAAGCCAATCAGCAGGCGAAGCGGTTGGCGAAGGCATTGGGATTGGAATTTAGGCAATAATGAAAGATTACTTTTACA